TGAGCCCCTGGTGGATGCGATCCACTTCGGCGTCGCGAACAGCAGTCCCGATCTCCCGCATTTCAGAGCGCGTGAATCGGATCGACGAGATGCGAGGAGTTCGATTGATCTTGAGCTTGAGCGCCATCAGCCATGCTGCCGTAATTGCAGGTGAGTCATTCCGGCGTTGTCCACTTTGACTTCAGTTACGACATACGCCTTCCCGTTTTCGCGCACGACGCCATCTTTCTTCGATGGATCCTGCGCCAGATCGTTAGAAACAATAGACAATTGAGTGATCGGTCCCGGAGACGCCGGTTCGTCGATTCGATCCACGAACACGCCCATGATGGTCTGTACAAACCCTCCGACGTGGTTGTAAGTCAGCAATTCTCCTTCAGAAAAGACATCCACGCAAGCACGATTTAGATCATCAAAGATCGACATTGGATTAGTCCGGCCGGAGGCCGGGGCGAAATTACCGCCCCGGCAAGAAAACCGAAACGAGCTTACGTGGTGAGCTTCTGGATCACTTTCGGCTTCAGGCAGATCGGCAGCGGATTACTCTGGCATTCCACTTCGACGCCCTTGTCGTATTCGAGCATGCGGGTCTTCGCATAAAATGGAAGCCCCTCGGTGTTCACTGTCTCCAGGTAATCCGCCGGGGCGTAGAACGTTTTGAAGACGCTCGTGCCCATCGGGATCATGTAGGCGGAGTTTGCGTCGATCATCGGCTGCGAAGATCCGGCCGAATCGGTGATCGTTCCGCTGTAGTTGAGCCAGGTGACCCCTCCGAAATAGAAGCCGTTCATCCCGAGATTCACGAGACCGGCCATGTTCGGAATGGCCATGGCGCCGCTATAGTCTCCGGCGAGCGTCTGACCGATGGGATTTTGGAAGTACTGGAAGGCCGCTTTGACGTTGGTGTGCGAAGCGAATGTGTCATAGAAACCGTCTGAGCAAAGGGCGATGTAACCGTTGCACATCTCTCCCTTGAGGTATCCATTGATCGCACGTTTGGTGGCCGCGATCTTGCCCATCACGTCGGTGGTGCTCGTACCGAGCGCATAGGATGCCGAATCCTGGCTGACTCCGAAATCGGTGTAGATGTCCAGGATTGTCGTTCCGGATCCGTCTTTCACCAGTCCGGATTTCAGCACTCCGAGGCGCATCCACTCAAGCGTCTGATCGAGCTTGATGCGCATTTCGCGCATTTTCTTGCCGAGAATCCACTGAGCGTCCTGAACGGCATCGCTGCCGGGCCGGCGACGACTCTGTAGATCGCTTGCAAGGATCTGATCGTTGACCGGGAAGTGGGGAAGCGAGAAACTCTTGGTCTTCCCTAGCGCGGTCTTGTTCGCCACTCCGGGGCCGCCCCACTGCGATTGCGGGAGCAGTTGGTTCGTGATCGGGTCGAAATCCACTGCGACGGTTCGATTGTTCACGCCCTCATCTGTGAAGATGCCGAGCGCTCCGAGCCTTCCGTACTGCGTCGAAATGTCGTTGACGGCATTTGTCAACGATACTACGCCGAAGGCGTCCTGACTGAAGACGTTGAGAATATTGACGGCCATTTTTTGGTCTCCTATCCTGGGCGCCTAGACGCCATAATCTACGCGGGACGGCATGCCGGCTGCCGCGAGTTGCGCCAACGCAGTGGTCTTCTGCGGAGTCGTCATCGCGGCCGTCCAAGCCAACCCGTTCTGCTTGAAGATCACCGGGCCACGGACGATGGCCAGATACGTTCCGTCCGCACCAAGAGTGGCTGTGAACGGCTGAATCAGCACGGCCGCCGCTGTCTGCGATCCGTCGGCCGCCGCCGGAGCGACCTGCGTGTACTTCCCGCTCGCGGTGATCTTTCCGAGCACCTGACCGATCGCACTCGCTACGGTTCCGGACGCGACGGTCACGAGATCGACGATATAGTTGAGTTCCTCACCTTCCTGGAACAGGACCAGGTCGGTCAAGCGGGTGGTTTCATTGATGGTAGCCATTTAGCGGGCCTCCTTCTTGAGAATGCCCATCGAGGCCAACACTTCTTTCCATGGCCGCGCCTTGGGCTGATCGGCCGGAGCCGCAGCGTCGGTGCCTGGCATCGCGGACGGGTTTACCGGATTTTTGGATTGCGCTGCGGCGCGAGCGTCGATGAGCGCGGACCGAAACTCCCTCGCGGACTTCCGGTTGCTCACAAACTCGCGGGCTAGCGCTGGATTGTCGAACAGCGCGCCGAGATCGAGGATCTCATCCACGCGCGCCTGTTCGGCCTGTAGCACTTGATCGGCGGTCGGAACTGCGGCCCCCGCCGGGGCGGCCTGATTATCGGCCATGCTGCTTCCCTCCTTGTGGGAACTCGCGGCGGGAGCCGCGGAGCTTGATCGTGCGGATCCGTGCATTGGCATCTGGACGGCCCGCTGAAGTTCGTTGCTGAGATCGGCCCAGGCGTCGGTAAGATCGCCTGGCATGTCGGCCAATCCGGCGGCGACTGCCGCGGTTGCGCCGTCGTATGTTCGCGCGCCGAGTTTCACCACAGCCTCGGGCGTAATGCTTCTGCCGCGCGCCACGGCGCCGACGAACTCGCCGTATAGCCGGTCAATCTCGCCCTGAATCTTTTCGCGCGCTTCGGGGCTTAACGGCTCATATGGATTACCGTCCGTTTTGCCTTCTCCGGCCGATATGAGCGTCACCTTGACGCCATGCTGTTCGAGCATCTTCGACATGTCGAAATGCGCGCAATAGACACCGATGGAACCGACACCTCCGGATGTTTCCGTGCAGTAAATCCGATTTGCCTGTGAGGCTATCAAATAGGCCGCGGAATACGCCATCGTGCCGGCCACGGCCCAGCACGGTTTGTCGAGCGCGGAAACCATGGCGGCCGTCTCGAATGCGTTGTCCGTCTCGCCACCGGGACTGTTTACATTGAGCAGAACTGCCTTTACTCCAGGATCCTCGCTCGCTATCTTCAGTTGGGTCTGAATTTCTCCGTAGGTCGTTCCGCCCCAGGACCACGCTGCGTTCGACAGTGGGCCTAGTACATCGACAATCGCAATGCCGTCTTCGACGCGATACGGAGCCGCATCCCCGAAGTAATCGGCCACGTTCGCGGAGCGAATTAGCGCCGGCCGAGTCCCGATCCGCGTCATGATTTCATCGCGGCGGGATTCGATCTGCTTCGGAGCGACGGGCTTTCCAGTGAGCGCCATTATCCTGCTGCCTCCGGTAGTTTGATGTAACCCTGTCGGTTCAGCCGACACGGCAAACTCAGCGTCGAGTTGTACAAGCCGTTCAAAGTAGCGCTGACGGTGGCAGTGCTCTTCGGCGGCCTCCGTCAGAATGTAATCCGACAGGCCATGGAGCCCGATTCGTGCAAGCCATGCCGCGTGCTGGCACCATTGGGCCTCGGACTGCGTCTCTGCACCGACGGCCTGCCGGAGTATTGCGATTACCTTTGGGTCACCCTTCATTCATGGACTCCCTGCTTGGCCGGCGAATGCTCGCTGGTGACGCTGGCCTCCGGCCGGAAAGATCCGTATACTGGCTGAATTCCGAGTTGCCGCTCGCGTTCATGATCAGTTGCGATTTCCGAGTCCACCTGCTCCGCGTCACGCCCGAGTTTTGCGATTTCCCGCGAACGGCTGGTCAGCGCCGATTCGATCTTCATGCGTACCGTTTGTGCATCCGACTGAGGATCTATCCACTCCCAAGGCTGCGGCAGCCATTCTACGTTAAGGTACTCTTCCGGATTGCGGAGGTAGTCAGCCGAGTCGATGATTCCGGCCAGCGCCGCTGCATCTAGCCAAGCTCTCCATACTGGACGGCATACCTGGTGCTCGATCACAGATTGCTGGAACTGCCTCCAGATTCTTCGCAGTGCTATCAGCCGGACTCGGGCGCTCGAATAGTTGACCTGGGTCATGTCACCGGTCAACATCTCATAAGTGATTCGCATCGCTGCCGCGAGTTTCCGGTTTTGATTCTTCATGAACACGTCATACCCGTCGGCAACACCGGGGTGGTTGTAGAATCCGATATCTTCGCCAGCGTTCGTGTCGATGATTGTTACGGCTCCGGGCTGCGATTCGACATAGGCGGTCCCTTCTGGGGCGCTATCGCTTCCGGTAGTCGTCGTCGTGACAAGATTCGGGTCGTCGGGAGTGAGGGTTTTCTTCCATGCGAACAGGTATGCCCCGAGTTTCTGCCGTAGCCGCTCCGCGTCGTCGTAGTTGTCGAGATCGGCCAGGGCGATGAGGATCGGGGCGAGGGGTGTGATCCCACGAATCTGATTGCCCCTCGTGAACTCCATCACGTGCAGGATCTCCGCCGCCGGAACACGGGTTACTTCGTAAGTATTCGGCCATATCGCTGCATCTCCGGGGTGTTCCCGGTAGAAGTGATAGGCAATCCGCTCGTGTATAGGATTGAACTCGATTCCTCCGCGGATCAAATTGTCTGGGCTGCCCATGTCTCCAGACATACGCCAGAATGCGAGTTGCTCCGGCTCGATCAGATCCAGTTGCAGCGGAACGCGCAGCCCAGTAGCCGACAGATCTGCGGCATACCGCGGACGGAGACGGACAAACGCCTCCCCGGCTTCCACTACATTGCGGCAGATCAACGTCTGCTGCGTGAAGAAGTTTTGGAGACTGTCGGGTTTCCCGCCAGGCCCAATGCGCCGCGTAGCGCTCGACTGCGGTGCCCACAGGGAGAATTCCTGTTCCAGTAGACGCCGAACATCCGGGTTTCTGTGGCGGGAATGCGGCCTCATCCCGGTGCCGATTGTCTCCGCTATGAAAGAGGTGACTCCGATGGACGCGAGCGGATTGTCCATCACGGCCTTCCGCGCTCGCGCCATCAGCGAGGGACCATCAGCAAGTGCCAAGCTGCTTACGCCACGGGTGCTTGATCCGACTGACAGCAGCCTGCGGCCGTTCGTGGCTGCGTTATATCCAGATGTTGGAATAACGGCCATGGGCTTGCCCGTAACTGCATTCAGGAGATTGCGGAGGTATCCCATTCTTCAGAAACCGATCCCATTACCGCCGTGCATGAACAGCATGCGCGTTTTTGCTTTTGGAGTGGCGGCGTCCGTGGCATTGTCGTAGAGCGATCGAAAGTAGGCTATTGCGGAATAAATCTCCGGCGGTGTTCGGTATACAATCCGGCGACCCTCGAATGTCACCTCGGCAACTCCGCTCTGAAGAGCGGTTTCCAGCTTGGCGATGATTGAATCCAGGTCGTAGGTCGCGTATGCCATGAATCAGAACCCGCCCAATCGAATCGACATTCTCCGCGGTTGAATTACGGGACGCTGCACGACCGGCTGTAACGCCGGAGATGTCGGCACCTCTATGGATTCTTCCCGTTGTTGGGTTGCTGGCACTGCTGCCTTCATCTCTAACCCTCTCCAGTGCTGCTCCTGGAACCGATCAATGCCGAACGCTGCCGCAGCCGCCCGAGCGTAGTTGCAGCAGTCCAGATCTTCATTACGCTCTCTAGACTTTGTCCATTCCGCCTTGCGGTACCCTTTGACAACTCGGTAGAGGAGTTGCTCAGCGGTCAACTGCCGGAAGAACTCTTCATCTAGATCCGAAGCGAAATGAATCCATCCTGGAGGGAACGGATCACCATCCGCCGGACGCTCCTTCCCAAGCAATCCATAGAGTTCGGACTTTGCCATCGAGACGTTTACGAGATGCACGCGAGCCCCGTACTTGAGCTTCTTGCCAGATCCTCCGATCTCCACTTGTTGTGGAGTTGACACCAGCGCCGCCCCGCTATTGGTCCCCTTTACCACCATTACCCGGCTTCCATGCGGCTTCGCCCAGCGGTACACTTCTTGAGTTGCAAATCCGGAGTCCACGGCCAAACGCACGATGGCCAAGTCGATTCCGGAAGGATGCCGGTATGACGCATTCAGGCGCTGCGTGAGCCGCTCCCAGGTATCCTCGTGGTATGGATCGCCGTCAAGGATGAACCGATCGACAATCCAGCGTTGCCGTCCGCGACCCCATCCCCACACGTGCCCCTGAAGCCAGGTCTTCTGCACATCCACGCCGGCCGTCAACACGAGCACTCCGTCAGGGACTTCTCCGAGCCGATAATCCTCCTTGCGCGACATCAGCACCTCGAACGCGGGAGCTTCGCCCTTCTCTTTCCAGGTTTCGGCCAGTGAAGTGTTGACGAACGTTTGTAGAAGTGCCGGGTCGTCTTTCTTCGACAGGAAATCTACCGCCAACTCTCCGAGTTTCTTCCAGGGAGAGTACAACTCAGAGATCCAGAACCC